AAAACGTATCGCAATTTTTAAGTGGCAACACTAACTTCTGGAGCCTAGTTAACCAAGGCGTTAACACTCCTGTCGCTGAAGAGCTTTTAGCTGCATAAGTGACCAAGCGGCAACTGCTTGACTAAAACAAAGTTGCAAAACCAGCATGGCGTAGCGGCCAAGTCGAACCGTTACCGACTTTTCGCTCTAAGTCGTTAAGGAATGAGATATTTTGTCCAGTTAGAAAATCGGACTAAGCGTGTGAACGAGAGTGTGGTTGAAGGTCAAACGGACACGGGTTCGATTCCCGTCACTTCCACCGTGACTATTTTGGCACTCGGTCTTATATAAATAAAAAACAAAAGACTGAGTGTCAAATTATGTCAAAACAACACAAATATCATTACATTTATAAGACTACATGCACTGTAACTAGTACATATTACATAGGCATGCACTCCACATCTAATTTGAAGGATTGTTATATTGGGAGTGGCCGTAGATTATGGCTTTCCATTAATAAACACGGAAGAACTAATCACACACTTGAGATTCTTGAATTTTTACCAGACCGAAAGGCTCTTGCTGCAAGGGAAAGAGAATTAGTCAATGAAGATATGCTGTCTGATCCAATGTGCATGAATCTTAGACTAGGTGGAGACGGAGGATTTATAAATGACTCACACCAGATTAAATGCGCGTCAGCTGGTGGACAGCGGACAGCCGCCCTAATCAAGGAAGACCTTGACTACGCGGAGGCTCACTCTCTAAAAATGTCGATTGCAAATAAAAGGGCCTATCTAAACGGTAAGATTGCAAAAACTCCAGACTGGTCCGGTCGATCTCACTCAGCTGAGACCCGGAAAAAGATTGCAACCGCGAACTCAATAAAACAGAGTGGAGAAAAAAACAGCCAATTCGGTACAAAATGGATGCACCTGCCTGGTGAAAAACCGGTCAAGGTTAAATTGGCCGAGCTCGATCATTATGCCAAAGAGGGTTATCTATTGGGTCGAGTGAGCTCAAATAAATAACTTCATGAAGACTCTTAACACAGATGACATTTTCCTAAGGAACTTAACGATCGCTCTACTTGATCTGCTAAACGGCGAAATGGTATTGACCATTGCTAGGGACGATCATAAAGAAGAATTTAGCGTGCCGTTCGTTTATAATTACGGAACCGACGAAGGTTTCCTAAAAGATTTTTACATTGGACTTCCCGATAACTGTAGAATTCCAGTCGCTGAAGGAACCTATGATATTATTCCTAGAGGTATTGTTACCCTATCTAGCTTTCAAATAAAATCATCAGATATCACTAATAAGTTCGTTAGAGGTAGTTTTACTGAAACCGAAAAGGGTGATAATGATCAAAATGTCCTAACTGGATATTCGGCTCAACTATTCTCATTGCCACTATCGGTTAAATTCGATGTGAAGATAATTTGCGATAATTTGAACAAGGCTTTCAAAATCGCTGAGAGCATGCTAAACATCAATTATTCAAATAGAGTGGTTTACTTTCAATACAATGGCGTCCGAATTCCAGCCCAGTTCCAATTTCCAGCGTCAGAAACGGTTGAGAAGCAATATAAATTTACCCTAGTTGATAACAATAAAATTAATATTAACTTATCGATCGATGTTGAAACGTACTTTCCTAGCTTTGAAAGTACGTCTAAGCGTAAAAGCTCTAATGTTATGGAAAGACTTAACGTTAATCGTCGAGCCGAGGGTGGGTCTCCTATCTCTACTGGCTGGACTGAGCAATCTTAATCAAAGTCGAGCTCTAAATCAAAATTGTAATACTGGAAAGTTGTTGTGAATGTTGTGAACTGTGGAGTTATCGAAGAATACGATAAGTTCATTTCACTAAGCGATTTTAGCATAGGTCTATTAAAAATAATCGAAGAGACCGCGTAACCCTCATTATTTAATAAGGTCAATCGGATAGGTTGAAAGAATGGATGATTACCGTTAGCAATTGCTGGCACCGATAGAGCTTGTCCTAATGAGTTCTGAGAATTTTCGTTTGAGATGTTTGCTGGTTCCAGGTAGTTTAGCGCATTATCTAAAAAGATAAAATAGTTTAAATAGGCATCAGTTAACTTGAAAGTTATTTTCAGCTCTCGTGTGAATTGGTCTGCTATTGGTTTTGAGCTTTGCAATTCTTGAAGTTTACCCAATGGCCTAGTTTGAGTTTGTAGGCTCGATGCGAATCCTGGAAAATTTATTGATTGCACAGTTGATGCCATAAAATCAGGTAGTGATTTATATGGCAACAATAAACTTCTGTAGTACTTACTGTACTTGTCTTGCACAGCCTGATTAAAGAAATCCGGTGGGAAGTTTATGAAAAAACTGTTCTGTCTAGCGTTTAGTATCATATAGAATTATCTATACGAGAATCTCCCTTAGTTTAGCGATTACCTGATCTGCACTGATTAACTTAGAGCACTCAAATTGTCTGTCAGTACCTTTTTGATCTGGGCACCAATTCCAATCGCCTGGATCAAATCTTGATCGATTCGCACAACCTGAACATGCTCCAGATGGGGCAGATACCTTAGTAATACCGTCGTTAGGTTCATTAAAAGATTCAGTGAATCCGGAAATTTGAACAGTTGGAGTATCGGTAGCCCATGCCAACCAGGTCAATCCACTGCTAATTCCTATGAAGGCTTGACACTCGGAAAGTTCGTGAATGACGCCCTCTAAAGGTCCTGGCACAAGTTGAACAGCGCCCTTTGGATTTGGATTTCCCATGTATCCATCTTCTTCTCTAGATAGGATTACTGGTTCATATCCATTTTCGATCAACCAATCGGTAACCTGTTGCCAGCCAGTTGGATTGTTCCAATACTTCGCTTGAGCTGTGCTGTGAATTCCAAGTCCTACCTTTTTTGTTAATTTTCGAGCAGGATACTTAATTATTGGTTTAATTTCTTGATACTCTAAGCCCAATATATCGGAAGCAGTTCGTTGTAAAGGACCTGTTTTAAAATCTCTAGGATTTCTATCTGCATCGAAGTGATCTCCATTATTGAACCAGCCCAATCGGTAAAGAGCGTACACGCCATTAACTGGACTACCAGGCTCAATGAATTTGATATTTGGATAAGCTTCTTTAAATAATTGATTATGAAATGTTGAGCAAAACACTTCGCAGTCATGCTTTTTTCTAAACTCCTCAGCATACGGAAGCCATGCAAACGTATCGCCTAACGCTTTTGATTCAAGTGATATGTAAACTCTCTGACCTGCTGCATCATACGTAGTCGATTCAATTAATTTATTAAATGGGTCAACTATTTCGATTCTCCAATTCTTGAAGTACTGGATACTAGTTTTAGCCCAATGGCCTGAAGTTAGATTTGTTGAAAAATGAGTGATTCCAGTTTCATCGTCAATGAACGATACTTTATATGGAACTGGCGAATTAGATTTGAGTTCCACGTATGCGCCGTCTACAAAATTATAGAAAATTTCAACGTTTGACTCTGCTCCATTTGACAAAGTTGCAACGTTCATTTTCAAGAAATCTACTAGATCATCTTGTAAAAATTCAGAGTATGCTTCAACTCCTAAATAATTGACCTTGATCGTTTGGCCTTTAGTATATCTTCCCAAATGGATTAACGCCATTTGATCGATGGCTAGAGTTACGAATTTAGTGAGACCTGCATATTTGATTTCAAGTAGATAATCCGAATCAGCCGGCTCTTCATGAAATCCTGAAATAAGATGAACGTAAAAATTTCCATTTACATCAGCACACGGATAAACTTGGAATTTTGCATCATTTCTAAGAATTCCATCCCTATTCCAAACCGCTTGAGTGTTCAATTCGTTTGAATTTGCAATGTATTTACTTACTAGAATATTGGAAGTTTGTTCAGTTAAGTACTTTAGAAAAAGTCTTTCTAATTGCCATCCGTCAGGTCGATTCGAATAGTATTCTTGAATTGAATTTACTTGCTTCATCATCTCAACTGCAATATCAGTTTTTATTGAAAATATGTAGGTTGCCATGAATGGGGCCAAGTGAAGATCTACGGCTGATCCTTTACGGTATTCGTAGATCACCGCATCATGATTATGAGCCTGTTCCAAAAAAGTTTGACGATATTGAAATGTGTCCAATAGGCAATCATATTCCATGAAATGAATCATCTTTTTACCTAAGTATTTACAAAAATTAAAAGCATGAGTCATTGAAGTCCAAATAGCATAATCGTGATGATATGCCATGAGGTTGTCCACTCGATAGTCGTGAGACGCGGTCCACCTGCCGCTAGCTACGCCAACTGATTCAAAATCTTTATTTAGTAAAAGTGGATTATCCTTATCGAAAATATAGTAATCAACCAATTTTTGAATTTCAGGTTTTATTGCATAATGCGAAATTAATAAAATAGGGATTCCTTTGAATTCTCTAAGTTTTTTGATACAATTGATAAGATCGGCCTCCTTTTCTGGAGTATTAGGCCACGTGTCAACAACGAAAATATCATCGGAGTATTCTCCCGGTAATATGAGAGATGCTCTTTCCTCTGATGAAAATTGAATATCCTTTGAGATTCCGCCCTTAACTCCAAAGAAATAAATGTCAGAATGAATATTGTGCATTAGTTGATCATCCCATTCGTGGTTATACATACCATGTGAACCTACTTCAAATATTCCGTCAGGAAATGCATTCGTAAACTCATTAATTGCTAAAAAATCTTCTTTCTCTAGATTTTTATAGTAGTTTGCCCATTCTGGGGATTGCTGAATTAATAATGGAGCATCGTGCTCTCCACGACGAAGCGTTCCATGTTCAGGACGTTGGCCTGAAGCGCATGTAAAAATGAACATTCCTCCAGGCTTTAGCATTCTGATAATATTTTGAATAGTTGATTCATAACACATGTCATGTTCAAATACTTCAGTTGAGATAATTACATCAAATTGTTCGTCTGGTGCATCGTACTTATGACCTGGAACAATTACATCCACGTTTTTACCTTCTCCGACGTCAAGGCCGATATAGTTGCAATTATCGAATAGGAATCGATTATTGCCATTAATGTCTAGTGAGCCAATATCCAATACTTTTTTGTTTTGAAAGTATTTTGGAAAATTGGCTTTTATTTTTTTACAAAAGTCCTGCTGTTCTTTGTGTGCCATTTAAGATTTATCTTTTTATTATAGTTATTTCCAGAAGTAAATTAATTGTAGTGCATTATTATAGCCACACAATAGCATATAGGAATTAAATCCTAATTTATTCAATCGTGTGATGAATCTATTTCGAAGATCATCATCAAATTTTAAGTGTTCATGATGATACTCTACGGCTATATTCCGAATATTCGAAAGGTGTGCATCACTGATTCCTTCAAGCGCAATAATTTCAGAACCTTCAATATCGACCTTTAGAAAATCAATCTTATCGATCACACCACTGTCTAATAAGTAATTCAGAGTGTAGGTATTAACATCGTATTGAGTCGTCATTGGGTCAGCGTGATGCCATAGGTTAGATCCTCCCAAATGGGTGCTCTCAGTTAATCTTAATTTGCCAATCTCATTTCCGACAGCTGCATTAAAGAGAATAACATTTTCTGGAGAATTTTGTTTAAGTATTTTGAAGTATCTGCGGTCTGGCTCAAACGTAACGATTTTGCTTGCTCCCATGTGATACGCGTACCTGGTAAATACTCCAATATTTCCGCCTAGATCAACTACAACATCTCCGGGCCTAACACTAACTAGCTTCTCAACCGTTTCTCGAGGATGTTCATAATCTCCTAAATTATAAATTTCATGGTAGATCGCGTAGTCCCAGCCGTATTGATGTGCGATATCCATGGTTGAGCCATGGACGCCTTTAACTGAGCCTAAGTTTTTAATTTGATTCTCGGAAACGAAAAAATACTCCGAGTCAAAGAATGAGCCGTCTCTTTGGAATTTGACATAGTCAATCATAGTTTGAGCGAATTCTAAATTCTTGTTTCCGTGAAAGTATAGAATCTTTGATTTATCTGCTGGAATTCTTTGCCATCCGTATATTTTACCGAAGTTTTTCGGGCCAGTCTCTCTCCAAAAGCACAGAAAATGTTCAATTGCTTTACCGCTTGCTCCTTGAAGTTCACCGTCCCATTCCGATACATCGAAGTTTGAAATTGGCAAGAACTTTTGAAGATTGTACTTGCAACGTAGGTAATTATCAATGCCTTCATCGTTCCATTGAAAATAGAATTCATACTCTTCAAGTTTCGTGTTCTTATAGGTTTCCAAAATCTCGTTGAACCACCAATCGCACTTCTTATTATAGAGGTAGAGACAAATGTGAGACTTTGTTGCAAGCCTAGGGATGCCCTCTTTTTCGCAAATGTTTTGATTGAATAACTGTTCACCTGGAGTTCCGTCCGGTTTTGTATGCCAACCCACGAAATCCTCTTGTATGTGGACGTCTGGAATTGGATAATTGTCCAATAGGCTAAAATACTCGGAGATATTATCGATATTGTAATTCGCAACAATATCACCGTCGACCCAAATAAAATTCTCAAACTCTTCAGTTAGCGACGCAAGGCATGCGTACTGCTTCCAGTACCACTTATCATGTTCTGAGTGATATGGGATTGACAGAGTTCGACCGATTACGTTTGGTCCCATATCTGGAACTTCACAATCTATTCCATAAACGATTAATTTGCGCTTTGAAAATAGGTCTAGTGAAGTAGCTAACTTCTGGATTAGTGGCATGTACTTCTCGTTCCCACAGGTCACCCATGCAAAGTCAAATGAATGTTCAATTGCAGCTGGGGTAAGAACCTCTCTAATGTGACCTAATGCGATACTTGCTGCATTTTCCCAACTAAACACTTTGCGAATTTCATCTGAATCGAGTAGAGCTTGAGTCTTATGAGTTACAAAATTTTCATAAGAATCTCTAAGCTTTAAACGTAAATCCGCAAAGTCCGGCTCTGCGAAATTACCAGGAGAGGTTGAATCCCAAGATTCTTCGTTCTGTACTGCTGCTGGAACTTCACCGATTATTTTAACTGGAATTCCCTTGCCTTCTGCGAATTCCAATTGAGCTCCCCAATTACTGTATATCGATGGAACTCCGCTGGCCATTGCCTCAATTAGAGGTAGATTCCAGCCCTCACTTCTAGCACAAGACACAAATACGTCAGCTGAATTAAGTAGGTCAACGTACTCCTGCTTGCTTATGTGATGAATGACTTTGACTCCTGAATGAGTGATTCCGAATTTTTCAAGACGCTCTTCAGTTGATGAGAGGCCGTCCGTCGCAAATCCGTTATCAACGTTAATAATTAATTCAACCGGTTCGTCCTCACTAAATGTCTGAGTGAATGCTTGAATGATTTCCCTGGTCGCTTTTCGATATTCCCAACGACCTATCAATACAAATTTAAAGATTCGACCTCTCGGATCAATCACGTCCCTTGTTCTTGGAAAAAACATGGTTGAGTTGACTCCTTCTGGCACGACTTTAACCTTTTCTTCTGGAATTCCCTGTTCAATCGTGCAGGCACGTTGCCATTTACTTGGAACCCAAACCTGATCCATCTTCTTTAACCGCTTAAAAAATTCTTCAGGTTGGCGAGTGGTTTCCCAAACGTTATATGCAATAGTCGGACCTGAGTAGCTTTGATTGAAGTACTCATGTCGATTATCGTTAAGGACGACGTTGACTACCTGATTTGAGGTTTTTTGTTTGTAATTTGAATAGAGTGGAAACTCTTCTGATTTGCCACTAGGTGTTAGTAGACTTTGAGAATCCAGCATGGTACGCAATTCATCGTCCATGTAATACTCATCGTCGTGCGGACTGTCGTTTTGGTAACCTTTCCAGGATCCACCGACCGTCCAATTTCTAACCTGGACTGGAATGTGCTTGTTTAGAGCTTTGAAAAAATTTCGTGAATGGCAATTATAACCGGTGTCTCCAATTATTGAAGTATGAGCTTTTACGAATGGCATTACTTGAGTTGTGTGTTTTTATATTTTCAAATTTAGTTATCATTTTTTTATTAATTTACCATTTTTAACAGCTTCTAATTCCTTTGCCATGTTAAAATACATAATGCATTGAAAATTAATCATTAAGAAAGTTATCTGATTTCAATTATTTTAATGTAAGAATCCGCTAATAAATCAACATTGGCCGTTCCCGTTGTTTCATTCCCAAACGTGAATGTAAAAACCCCATCACCTGTGCAGGTAAATAACATCAAGGCTTCTAAATAGTGATTCGTTGCCGTTAAGCCAACCGCTGTTGTGATGAAACTCGCACCCGCTGTGGTTGCCGTTGCATTTATAGCGTAAATAGGTGCTTTCGCCTCCGTTGTTACCGAAGTCTGATTAATACCGCCTGACATTGAACCCATTATAGTACCCGTTCCACTTGATAGCCTTACACCCAACTTACAACCCATTGTAGTAACACTCGATTGATAAGCCGCAATTAACATTATCTCATACCTCTTGCCGTTTGTTACTGCAAAATTAAAATCAGGTACGTCTTTTAAGGTATCATTCGCGCTTCTAAATGACGCTGGCAATTGAACAAACCTTGTATTATATTCAAGTAAATCCTCTATTGTGGATTTTGTTATCACTGTTCCTGATGTACCTGATGATCCACTTGTACCACTTGTACCACTTGATCCTGAAGTTCCAGAAGTACCTGATGATCCACTTGTACCACTTGATCCTGAAGATCCTGATGGTCCTGATGACCCGCTTGATCCAGAAGTTCCAGAAGTACCTGATGACCCGCTTGATCCAGAAGTTCCACTTGATCCTGAAGAACCTGATGTACCTGATGATCCACTTGTACCACTTGATCCT